TGCATCAGGATTGTGGTCAGAAGGATTAAGTGAATGAGCGAGATTGCCGATCCAGCCATCCGAGGCTCTATCGCGGTCTGGGTAACTATCATCGACCTGCTGCCTTAACTGCTGTCCAGCTTTACAAAGCCAAGGCGCGGCAGTCATCACAATCCCATTGTTTCTTATTGTTTAAGAAAAGACTTTCATGTCCACATTGTGGCATTGGAGCTATAAAAGCATCGTCTATCGGGTCGTATGTATAGCCAATCCCAGCATAGTTATATCTAATTTTTGAGTTATATGACGTTTTAACCCAAGTTCCGCCAAGATTGTCAATTAACCACTGATAACCTTCATCGCCTGCTGGATCGTTGTTATCACCAACTAAAACCCGCAAAACTTTATTATTTGCATCAATTTCAGCCCAATGACTCATACTGCATACCTCACTATAACAATTCCTGAACCACCAGCACCAGCAGTATTTAATCGATCACCACCACCGCCGCCGCCAGTATTACTTGTGCCAGCAACGCCTGCAACGGAATCTGAACCACCAGCACCACCACCGCCCAAACCGCCTGCTTTGGTTGTGGCTGTACTTGTGCCACCACCGCCGCCTGCATAATATCCGCTTACACCCGTTGAAGTTGCTGTTGCCCATGTTGAATAAGCATTTGTGCCATTACCGCCTTCGCCACCAACTCCGTTACCTGAAGCCGCAGCAGTACCAGTAACGCTGTAACCACCACCACCGCCACCTGCTCGTGAAGTTCCAGAAACTCCACCACCATTAGACCCTTGTGAACCAGTACCGCCAGATGCTGTAACCGTTGTACTGCCTTGTGCTGCACCAGCACCACCACCAGAACCGCCGTTACCACCAGTTACTGCTCCAACTGCACCACCCGCACCATAGCCACCGCCAGTTGCAGCTGTTAAAGAACCAAATTGTGAGTTTGAACCTTGAGTTCCATTGGCATCGGAAATACCTCTTGGACCACCTTGACCAATAGTTACTGTGTAATTTGCAGGAGTTAGGGATTGCGATGCATGATAAATAAGTCCACCTGCACCACCACCGCCAGCAGAAGCACCGCCGCCGCCAGCAATTACTAAAATGTCACAAGATAAATTGGCGTTACTTACACTTAAAGTTCCATTGGAAGTAAAAACTCGGTAATTATATCCGCCTGAAGTATATAAAGTGCCACCTGTTACTGTTGGTTGCACTACTGGAGTTCCATGAACTGCTGCTATTTGATTAAGCAATTGCGCCTACTACATACCAAGTGTCAGTTGCAGTCTTGATGCAGACTGCGCTCTTGTATTGGGCAAGTGTTGGCTGAGCTGCTGTTGCTCCAGCCGATAGGACTGTGGTTGTGCCTGCGGTAACTGCCTTAATTGTGCAGGTTCCAGCACCGATATTAAGGACTGTGATGGCTGTGCCAACTGGGAAGGCTACTGAGGCATTGGTTGGAATTGTAAAGTTCACAGCGGTTGCTTTGTTCATAATGACAAGCATTTGGTACTGATCGGCTGATACTGGAGTGTAATCGGCTGTCTGTGTGGTCGTGCTAAAGGTCACAAGACCATTAACTGTGGCGGCTGTTAAAACGTCACCTGTGCTTGCTGGTAGTCCTGATGCCATGATTCTCCTAGTATCCCAATGTATTAGTGCCGATTATACCAAAATATGAGCTTCCAATTATGAAACCATCGGCAATAGGTTCGAGTGTTGTTATTTTTGCGGTCATTTTGTTAGGCGTAATGTCCCAACTGATTCCCTGATATTGCAGGTTTTTAACAATGGTGCTGCCATCGGGCTGCACATTGGTAATAAGTAGATTGCTGAAATAGTCCAAGCCAATCATTGTGTCGGTTGGAACTGCTGGATCGAGCAAGTCCACTTCTAGCTCGTCAATTCGGATGGTGGTCTCTTGACGACTCGCAATATATTCGCGAGCAATGTTCTCCACAATTGCATCGGTTTCTGCCACAAGGTCAGTCTGTGAAATGCTGTGTGGGAAATACTTATTGACCGAATCTGTGTTGGTGACTGTGACTGGAGTGCCACCAACACGACCAAAGGTTGCTGTGTTAATGATGAGCTTATCGTCAAAGGCGTATTTGACATTCTTGTATGGAATGCCGCCTGTTTGGTTAAACGCGGTTGGCGTGGCAGCTAGAGAAGCCATAACCTGCGCTCTGGACTTAAATACAGCCGTTCCAGAGCCATCCATATAAAAAGCCCCAGTCTCGCTAAATTCTGCGTTCTTGATGGCTGCAAGGCTTGTGCGTGTTGTTGCTGGGTCTGCTATGCAAGTGTTTGAGCCTGTTGCAATAGTACGCATTGAGGATGGGAATGAAACTTGGTCGAGTATCTTACCAATGCGTGTGCCTGTGTCCTGTCCTGCTGGTGTGGTGGCAATGGTCGCCACGTTAGCCATGTTAAATAGACGGAAGGCATCTTGGCAGACAATGTCTACATAACCTGTGTCTTGATTGACTGGATAAGTGTAATTGTATGAAATGACATATCCAGAGAATAAATACTTTTGCGTTGTGGCAGTTGTAGCTGAAACACGCACCTTACGCAATGGGACAAGTTTGCCGTAGTAAGGACTGGATGTGTTTTGTGGGTTGAAATATGACAATGGATCGAGGACACGAACTGTGCATTGCCCTGCTTCATATTGGTCGCGCTGAATGTTGCGACCTCTGCTAATCCAGATTTGATAGACGTTAGGAGTTAAATCAACTGTTGGTTCAGGTGAGGTTGAATCGCCCAGCGTGTTTGTTCCCAAGACTCCATACTTAGGGTCGCCGATAACGAACCCGTTGTATCCAAAGGTTGCACCATTGGAAAAGTCAAAGGAAACCGCTATTTGGGCTGGTAATGCCATTAGCCAAACATTCCTGAAATTCTACCGATTTGGCTAGGTGATCCAGAAAGGCTTGAGAGCTGTGTTCCAGCCAAAACTTTGTCAATTAGTTCTTGCTCGCGGATAACGTTGCCTTGAACTGTCACGTTAATGACTGGCTGGGCTGCGTTCATGGCTGCTGCTACGACTGGTGAGAATCCACCTGCTGCTCCCGCGCCTTGTGCTGCCAATGTAGCAAATGACTCGTTAGCAATAGTGGCAGAAGGTGATGGCAATGGTGCGGCGGTTGTATTGCCGCTAGGTGCTGCTTGCCCAAATGGTGTGCCCATAGAAATTGCTGCTGCCTTGCCAGCCAAATAACTTAAATATGCATCGAGGTACTCGAATGGATTGCGAGCATTAGGTAGTGCAGCCAAGAACTTAGCAAGATTGCCTGATGAATCTTGTGCAGCAAGAATCTGTTGAGTTAAACGTTTTGCTACTTCCTCATTGCCATTCAGCAATGCTAACTGGGCTTCAACGCGAGTGCGTTCCTCTGCTGATAACTTACCTTTAAGAGCTGCAACCAACTGAATCTGCTCGAGATCGAATACAGTTCCAGCCTTCTTAAGTGCTGCTTGCTTCTTAAGTTCTGCTGTGTTTTTGGTCTGTGCTGCAAGTAATTCTTTGGCACGTTTCTTAGCTGCTGACTCGGCTGCTGTCTGCTGCGCCATACGGCGGGCTGTACCCGCTGGGCTGGATGAACGATTGGTATTAGTGCGGGATGTTGGCATCCCTGTGCCAAATGGATCCATGAGGAAATTTGTATAACCCTGACGGAATTTGTTGATTGCACCAATAGTAAATCCAAGAGCCAATGTGACCGCATTCACAGCCTTAGCAATGCTGTCAATAGCGTGAGCTGCATCTTTAGCCTCTGTGCCACCACCAATGCGAGCAAAGGCATCCACCAAGCCTTTGCCGATTGTTTCCTGCGCGTTGGCTGCTGCTACCGAAAGAATGTCCAACTTGTATGAAGTGCTAGTCAAATATTCATCTGCTGCACCTGCTGAATTCTTAAGCATAATGCCAAGAATCTCATTGAATGACTTGGACTTGAGTTCTGCCTGTGTAAGTCCGGTATTGTATTTTTTAAGTCCTCGAGTAATACCTACATAGCCGTTGGCTAGATCTTGAGCAACCTCAGACAATTCGATGCCACTAGCGCGGCTAATTTGAATAGCATCATTCAGAAGTAATTGGGACTGTGTAAGTGATCCAGTTGTTGTGAGTAAAGCCTGAAACGCTGGACGCAGTTTGTCATCAAGGATTCCTGCGCTGGCTTCTGTGCTGGCAATAAATTCTTTGACTTTGACTTGTGAAAGGCTATAGCCAAGATTGCTAACTGCTGTCGATAGCCGATTAGCAGCTGCTTCATCGGCAGCAAAAGCCTTAACCGATTCCTTACCATATCGAATGATTGCCGCAGTTGAAACTGTAATCCCAATGGAACGACCCAGTTTTTTGATTGTTTTATCAAGGCGATTTGCAGCCATGTCTGCTTCTCTGAAGGCTTTTTTGCCAACAAATTCGGCTGCAATATCAACTCTTAAATCTGCCATTATCTCTTTGTCCTAGCGTTGAACTTAACTGCTGCTGATTCGATTGCCTTGATTACTCCTGCTGTTGCTTTGCCTTGATCTTCCTCGAATGCTCGAAAGATTGCGCGACCAGTCATCTTTTGTTTGTCACCTTTTAACTGTCCGCCGAGTCTTGGGCTAAAGTTGCCAGTAAGCCCTGATTTACGTCCTGCTGTTTCGTAAATAGCACCAGCGGCTGACTTGTTAAAGATAGACGCCAAAGCCCTAAAACCTCGTCTATTGGGTTTGCTAGGGCTGGTCTTGTATGAAATACCGCTTTTGACTTGAGCAGCATCATAGTAACGATTAGCCCAGCGACCTTGTGCATTGGGACGTCTCAACCAGCCGCTCATTATTTCAGCGTTGCTTGGGATATATCCTCTAGCTTGTCGAGTGACTGGCTTAAGAAACGCAGCCATTTCTTTTGTGGTTTCTTTTGCCAAATCAGGCTCAAACTTTTTCATAGCCTTTCTAAGAGCGAGGACGCCTTGCAGTCTTGTTGGCATCTCGCTGCTCCTTCGCTATGTCCTTCAATACCTGTATATGAGCTTTGAAAGCCATCGGAGAAAGTCCCACGATGCTTTCGAAAGAGACTCCATACTCGTAACTTAATCTAGTTGCGAGATAGGTGAGGGAGTCTCGATCTAGCCTAAAGGGGAGGACTCTAATACCTCAACACTTCTCAGCGTTGAAATAAAGTCCTCACCAAAAGGCTTGACAGTCTCACCCGAACGTCTAATTGCTTCCCAGCACAACCAATAAATATCAGATTGTTTCTGATCCTCAATGAGTGCTTTATGAAAGCCTTTCTTGGCATATTGCTCAAAGGAATACTCGAGGATTGGAGTTATTTCGAACTCCTGCACCTGTCCGTCAGCCCTTGTTACTTTAAGTTTTGCCATAGCCCTTTATCTCCTTTTTAGAATGTGCCTGAAGTTGCTACTGCAACAGTACCAGAGACGTTCCAAGTTACTGACTGCATTCCGAGATCACCAGTTGCGCCGTTGATATCGGTTGTGTTGTTCACAAGGCAAGTCATTGTGTAGAGAGGGTTGGTTGCTGAAACTGCTGTGCCCTTTTCTTGAAGCAAGACAACTGTGACGTTTGTGCCCCATGCAGCCTGAAGTGTCTGCAATACGTTGGCTGTTGCTGTGTCGTTGAGGAAGTCAATAGTCACAGATGATGCTTCCAAGCCTTTGACGAACTTGTGTCCTGAATCGCCCATTGCTGTTACTTCAAGTTCATCAAAAGTGCGGTTCAAAGTCACGCTTTGAACGTGGTCTGAGAGATCGACTGAATTAACCTTAACGCCGACCTTGTTGTTTAGAAATACTGCCATTTAGGTTATTCCTCGTCTTTCTTTGTGGTTGGTTTTGGTGCTGGTGCTGCTGGTGGAAGCTGACCGATTTTCGCTAGGAAGTCGGCTTGTTCCTTTGTCCAATCGTCCATTCGATTAGCTCCATTCCGTTAAAGTGCTTACTGCAATGTCGCAGGTAAGCAAATCGCCTGTTGGTGCATTCAGAACTGCTGGT